CACAGATTATAGGAGTTGAAATGGAGAAAGTTATATCGAAAGAAGTTACCTCAAAAGCAATTGGGGATAGTAAAATCGAGCTAATAGAAACGGTTGATAAAGCTGAGTATATTGCTAAATGCAGAGGACAGCTAGAACATCAATATGAGATTATTGAATTTGCAGAAACAAAAATTGAACAGCTCAAAGCTGAACTTACGAAGTATGAAGCGAAGCCAATAGAGGGCAAGTAGATGGATAGAGGTTCCGTTACTGTTGGTATTATCATACTTATCTGCGCTTTACTAGGAATTGGTGGAGCAATTACAGGTGTAGTTCTTTCTGAAGATTCAGTTAGAGCAAAAACTACAAAAACTTATGGTTTAAAAGTTGTTGATAATACAAATAATTTTGACAGAAAGGATATTGATTATTGTGTAGAAGAATCTTGGCACAAAGATATTAAAAATCGATCATTTCATAATTATACTTTTAGTAAATATGTAAAATGTTTAAATCAATATCTTTATATAATGGAAGATACTTCTTTTAAGGTTAATGGTGTTTGTAAAGACGGAAAACCTAATTGTATTATAGAAGCAAATGGATCTCTGAATCATGCTTCAAAAAAAATAAGATTTGCTGGAGATGTATTTGATTGTAAACTTTTCACTCACGAAGCGAAGCACGGAATTTTACTATGCAACGGTGAAGATTCTGACTACCTTCATAAACGATCTGATGTTTGGGGTAAATAATGTCTACTAAGTTTGATATAAATTTTAAGAGAATAACAGGAATAATATTTTTCGGCGCGTTTGTAATAGCATCTCTCTGGGGTATCTTCGAGATGGTAAATAGCCGTCCTGTATCAGCACAAATTAATCAACAAATAAGTAACATTAATACAAAGATAGAGAAAAATGAAGAATGTCTTAATGATTTAACTGTTAAGATAGAACTAGAGTGTCAAAAGATAGAGAATACAAACGAAAATATTGATAATGTAAATAAGAATCTTGAGAATATAAATATAAAACTTTATGATCTTTCCATCAATCAAGGTACAATGGAGGGAAGACTTAAAATTATTCAGGATTACTTGTTGAAGGATTAAAATGGATACACCGGAAAAACTCACAATAAGTTCAGCGCTTACAAACTATTCTGAGAAAAATAGTTCAAGCTGGTTTAATCAGTTAGTACCTTATCTAGAAGGTTACGATAATGTTTCTCTAACTGAAACTGAGATTAAACTTATATCTAGGATAACAGAAGAACAGGATGCTGGTATCTTACGTCATATCCCTGTTATTTGTAAAGGTCCAGATTGTCCTTTCGCGGCAACCTGTCCTTTTATAGCAATTTGGAAGAAGGCAGAGAAAGAAGGAGCTGAGGATGCTAGTAGAAAGCTTCCTTTAGATCAACCTTGTCCATTAGAAAAAAGAACCTTAATTGTTAGAACGGCTCATTATGCAGATGAATTGAATGTCGCTCCTCAGAATAAAATGGAACTATCTTTATGTGTAGAGCTTGCCGAACTTGATGTCTTTAGTGAAAGATTAAACTATTATCTTTCGTCTAATCTTAAACAAGCAGAACTGATAGAAGATGAAATCGCTACTATTACAGAAGACGGAGAAGCTATCTATCGTAAAGTTATCTCCCCTGCTATAGAATTAAAACTCAAACTTGCTGCTCGCCGCTCCAAGATCCAATCTGATTTACTAGCTACTAGAAAAGCTAAGATGTCTGTTCTTAAAGATACAGGTAAGAATCAAACAGCAGCAGGGCTTATGGCTGAAATTAAGAGTGCATTAGAAGCTAATAAAAAGGTGTAGCTATGACTTCTTTTTCAGAAGCTTATGAACAGAAGCTCGCTCCTGTCTATAAAAAACTAGGAGTCGATAGAACTAGCTTAGGTTCTAAGGGTTTAAGAAGAGCTGCTTTCTTAGATATTGAAACTACTGGATTAAGTCCTACATTAGATGCAATGCATGAAGCTGCTGTGGCTTATTACAAGCCCGGTGGTGAGGTTTCAGTCCCATCCCCTATAGGAACTAGGGGTATGTATATCAAACCCGTTACAGCGGCAGGAGAGGTTACACCGTGGGAATCTGTAAACCCCTGGGTCAAGAAGTCTTTAATAGGAAGATTTGAAGGAAGGAAAGATGCTGATGCATTAGCTCGACAGCTTTATCTTAAGAAGGTAGGTCAAGGAGTAGAGAGTAAGGGTGCTATAAATCAGATCTATTCTTTATTAAATAAAAGAGATCTATGGGTACAGAACTTACAATTTGAGTCTTCTTTCTTAGAACAGTTTGGAGATACACGAGATTTCGAAAACTTTATGTTAAAAAATCGCGTATATAATCCTTATCAAGTTAAAGGAAGAGGAGCTAAGAGGTTGTTTACCGCCGCCCCTGAGATAGACCAATTGGTCTCTAAGGCGTTTGTAGCTACAGGTACAGAAGAAATTTTGGGTGCATGGTCTGACGTTTTTACTAAAGGGTTTGAAAAAGAATTACCTCGTACTAGAGAATTTACTAGAGTAATAGATCTAATGTCTTTAACTCGTTCTGTTCATGCTATGGCTCAACAAAAAGGTTATATGCAAGCTACAGGAGATCTTAGTGGAACTCTAAAAGTAAATACATTTTCAAGATTAATGATGGGAATACCAGAACCTCATACTGCTATTGGTGATGTTAGATTAGAATCTGTGATGGCAGAGTTCTACTTAAACGTTGGTGAGGCAATGTCTAAAGGAGATGAATTACCTACAGAAGTTGCTAAGTATTTCGAGAACGTAGATAAGGCGAGTAATTATTTAAGACAAAATACAGCTAAAACTCAGTTATTAGATGCTCATTCTCAATTAGCTACTGAAGGAACTTGGATTGCAAAGATGAATCCAAAAGAGAGACAGGTTCCTTTTTACGAAGCTGGTACTGGTAAAAAGCTTGGTATGAGAAGTATTTATGTGTCAGAACGGAAGAACCTTGAAGCAATTGAAGATGTAGCCGAGTTCCTTAATAATAGAAGAGAGAGAAACTTTGGCCGACTTCATGGATTAGATTATAAGAATATTTTAGAAGATCTAAAGAAAGATGTCTTTCCAAAAATAAGAGAAAATGTTAAGCAGATTGACAATAGTTATATCGTTGGTAATGCAGTTACTGCAAATGACGAAGCAAGAAAAGCTTTTAGAAATGAAGTTGAACATCAGAAATCTTATTTTACAGCAGAAGGTGATTCAATAATAGATAATGTAAACAAACTTCGAAAGAAAAATTATATTGGAGAATTACTTACACCTAAAAGACTACTAGTTGGTGGTGGTATATTAGCTGGTGGGGCATTAATATTAGGTTTGCTAATGGGAAAGGATACGGATTCAGATGTTGCAAATGATATTTCAAGTGAGTATGCGCCTATATCAAGATCTTATAAGATTATGCGAGCCTCTACTCTATCTCATTCAATACCGGAAGTATACCAATCATATACTACAGGTAAAACAATAACCAATAAGTTAGCCTTAGCTTCTATGGAAACAGGAACAGCTCTACATAGAGTTATTCAGAAAAGAGCTTTAGCTGCTGGAGTTGCAGCAGATGTAGAAACTCCAATCTATGATGAGAAAACTGGTATCACTGGCCATGTTGATATTCTATATAAATCAGGTGTAGCGTCTGATGTCAAAACCTTATCTGATAAAAGATTTCAACAGGCTATGTATCAGGGTGAACCCTTTAGAGAGCATAGGCAACAGGTAGGGTTCTATGCACATGTTTTAGGTCAGCCATACGCTGCTGTAGAGTATGTAAGCGCAACTGATCCTTCTAAGCATTTAACTTATTCTTGGCGGGATACTGGTCAAGAGTATGAAGAAATGGTATCTAAAGCTGCTGTTGTTAGACATATGATACACGATAGTAATATGCCAGTAACACAATATACCTCTCCTTTATATAATAAGATGAAACAAGGATTTGATAAGTTTAATGACTTTATCCTTACTTCAAATGATACCGCTCTAAATGCCTATAAAGAAAAGAGAAAAGAATATAATGCTGTACGAAGCGGAACCTTACATGATAGAATACAGAGAGTGCAATATAGCACTAATACAAGGATGCAGCTATTGATGCAAAAAGAGAATGTCGTAAGACATGGACAGATAAATAACAGGGCATATTAGATATGGGATTTGTTAGGGAATCAGGCAGAGAAATCGGTGATGTTTTAAAAGCTGGTGCTAGAGAGGCAGCGCAGCTACCTTTCTTAGGTGCTTGGGTTAGTGGTAAAGCTCTTTGGAAAGGTGTAGGTCATGCCGCTTCTTTAACGGGTTATGGTCTCATACCTGGTTATTATGCAGGTAAGGGTGCAGTTGAATTATCTAAAATGTATATGGGGACGCGGAGAGATCTAGCGGGAGCTTTCTACGGCACTAATAAAATGACTCGTGAAGCTCACGGTGCTTTGGAGAGAGTCTTTTGGCCTACAGGTAAAGTAACAAGGTTTCTAAGTAGAAATCCTTTAGAACATATCAATGCTGGATTAGAAACAACAGCAAGAAGTTTCAAGCCTTCTTACTTAGGTATGGAACTTGGTGTCTCTACATTATTTGCAGCAATGGCTACTGATTATAGAGACATGTTGAAGCCGGAAGGTTTTGCTCGTGAATTTACTTCTATGTCAATGTATGCTCCCGGTTGGGTAGCTGGAGGTATGGCAGGAGCAGCGATAGGTTCAGCTATACTTCCTGGTATTGGTACAGCAGTAGGCTATCTTGCAGGTGCTTTTATGGGATCAGAGATGACTGAAAGTGTAGCAATGTTACCATGGGAGTTGGCAGAGCGAGGAAAGAAACTTAGATACCAAAGAACTATGCCAACATATATAGATACTCCTAGAGCAGCTACTTCAAGACAAAGAGCAATGGGAGCTATATATCAAAGTCAATTAAATGCAAGATCTTCTCTTGGTATGGAGGCCATAACTTATCACCGATGAGAAAGAAAAAGAAAAGAAGAAAGATAAAGGTAAGGACTACTCCTGTATTAAGAAGAAAAGTAAGGAAAGTAGTTTATAATAGTGCTGTTTATAAGAAATGGAGAGCTAAGGTATTTGAGAGAGATTTATTTACATGTCAGATGTGTGGTAAAAAAGGCGGATATTTAGAAGCACATCATATCTTTCCTAAGGCAAAATATCCCAAATTGGTATTAGTAATAAGTAATGGTATTACACTATGTAAAAAATGTCATATTAAAGTAACAGGTAAAGAACTTAAATATGTCGATAGATTAACGAAGATTTTAAAGGATAAAAAGAGATGTTTCAATCGCAAATAAATACTCCTCCAAGTAACAACGCTTGGTCAGGTGCAAGTTTAGCAATAGGTGTGGCAGGAAGTCTAATGGGAATAGGAGCAGTAGCGAAGTTATGGGGAAGAATTGGACCCAAGACTTCGTCTTTGGCAAGGTCTGGCTCTTTCTGGGGAGATGTTCTTGGAAAAGCAACTCGTCCCGGTGGAAACTATTCTCCTTTGAGAAGACTGGGTGCAGAATTTGTAGGACCCGGTGGAGCAAAGGGATTTGGAAAAAGTGCGTTGAATTACTTTTCAGGAGCTGGATATGCAAATAGAGGTTTTGTAGGTGGAGCAAGAACAGGTGGATTACTTGCTGGAAGCATGGCCTTATCTTATGCAAACCCCTTTACTGATTCTGGTGATATAAGTGGAACTCTAGGGACAGCAGGAATGCTTCTTGGTGGTTCTGCTTTGTATAAATTTGGTAGAAGAGGTTATGCAAATAAATTTATGAAACCTGACGCTATAAGAAAAGATTTGAGTGTAGCTAGAACTCGTGCTAAAAAAGCTTTTGGCCCAATTGGTAGAACTCTTAATAGTCCTAGTACTAATAAGCCTGTGCAATCTATCAGTGATTATTTTTCTAGTATGGGTGCTTCACCTGGAGCATCTAAAAGTGTGCATGGTAGAAAAGGAGCTATACCTCGACAGTCCACAGTTATGTCTATGGCTGGTGGCGGAGGTATGATGCCTTCAATGAATGTACAGAATATAAGTAGAAGAAAATACAGTGCTCCTAATTTTACAGATGCAAGTATAGGTGGATTCTTTAAGTGACAGTAGACCTAAAAAAATATCCAGACTATTTACATCCCTATTGCAAGAAATGTATTGAGGAGAATACTCTTAAAAAGGATGTAATTGAAGATGGGAAAGTAGTACACAAAACCGGCAAGTTTTGTATTAAGTGTACCGGTATACCAAAAGACTTTTATAAGTATGTAGAACATTTTATTGTAGGAGAAGATATCTGGGCTTCGTATTCTGAAGAGAAAAGAGAATATGTTACCAGTTTATATAGTCCTACTATTTGGGCTAAGAATAACTTACATGCTCAAGGTGGCAAAGAACCTTTTTATACAAGATCCGCAACTAAAGCTAATATTAAAAAGTATGATTTAGAAGATGGTGCGGATGAATACCAATTCCTATTAATGGAATGTACCTCTCTTGAGACAGTATGTCGTTTAGGAAGACGCACAGGTAAAACTTACGGCACCGCTGCTAAGACACTATGGAAGATGTTTACAAGGGAAAGATTAGAAGTTCTACTTGTAACACCTATGGTTTCTCATTTAGAAACTATGTTCTCTCAGATTAAAGATTTTATATATAATGAACCTCATCTTAAAGCTTCTGTAGTTACTGATAAGGGACAGCCTTATCCTGTTATAAAACTAGATAACGGTTCTGTTATTAGAGGATTTCCTTCAGGACAGGGTGAGAAAGAGAATACAGCTATTCGTAGTAAAGCTTGTCAAGATCTAATAGGTGATGAAGCAGACTTTATTAATGAAGCTACTATGTCTGTTGCTTTAGCTCTTTTAATGGATCAGAAGGATGTTCCGCAAACCCTAACCTCTACTCCATGTGGTCGGAGAGATTATTTTTATGACCAAGATATGTCTCCAGAAACAAAATCTTTTTGGTTTCCAAGCATGGTAAGTCCCGTTTGGGATGAGTCTATGGAACGTAGGATTAAGAAACAATATCCAACAAAATTAGCTTATACACATGAGGTTCTAGCAAAGTACGGTTCTCAGGAAGCTGGTGTCTTTCAGATAGGTTATGTAGACGCTGCTAGAGCTAAGTATAGATACTATGCTGGAGATGCTGAAAATCCAATGGAATTCGGTGGCCCCGAACCTGGATGGGTGTATCTCATGGGAGTAGATTGGAATCCTGAAGCCGGTGTTGAGATAGTAATGATAGGTGTTAAACAAGAGAAGTCAGCAACTAAGGTAAGGGTTGTAGATGCTTTTCATATAGAGAAGGAAGCCTTTAGTCAGGTGAAAGCTAACGAAAAGATAATAGAAATGAATAGGATATATAATCCTAGTAAAATATATATTGATGATGGTGGCGGCGGATCAACTGCAATAGAATATTTACATGCCTTTTCTTTTGATTTACAGAACGAGAAGACTGCTCAAGAAGCAGATGTAAGAATACTAGAAATCGCTAAAGGTATAAACTTTGGTAGTCAAATAGAAACAAAGGACCCTTTTACTGGTGAAGATAAAAAACGCCCAATGAAACCTTTCATGGTTGAAAACGCGGTAAGATTTTTTGAACAATTTAGAATAGAAATATCTGAATATGACGAGAAATTAGTTAAGCAATTAGAAGAATATGTTATTAAGAATATATCTCCTAATGGTGTTCCGACTTACACAGTTAAAAGTACTAATGTACAAGACCATAGATTAGATGCTTTAATGTTAGCCTTACTTGCTTTAACAATGGAATCATCTTATCTAGGTAGAGTAGCAGAAGATAATATAGGTGTTTCGTTTGTAAAACTACCACATCTAGGTAACTTTACAAGTGAGGAAGAAGAGAAGAAGAAGACAGAAGACGGCACATTTATGGAAAATAAAAAGCAGGATGCTCTATCAGCCAAAAGTCCTACTATACCTAGATCGGGTAGAACTAGCATTACTGGCAAAAGAGTGGTAAAATCGAGGCATGGATCTCGACCACATAGAACAAATATTTAGGAGAAGTGATGGCTGAAAATTATTTAAATGTTTACAAGTTTGAAAACGGAGCGTATACCCAGATATCTGAAAATGCAGATATGACTAATCCTATCTTTGCAAATATAGATGGTTCGGCGGGTGGGTCTATAATAAAGAAATATTATTTAAGAAATATAGATGAAGACTATTTCTATATTAATGTAAACTTAAAACCAATGCCAGAAATATCTGTTCAATCTGGTAATCTTTTAGGGCTGGAACTAAGACTGCTCTCTGGAGATTCAGAACCGACTTCTACTGAATGGGATACTGTAGCTTCAGGTAACTCTCTTATATCTACTTCTGATTATCTTTCTGCTTCACCTAAGAGATGGTATTTTCCTGAACTAGTTTCTAAAAATGCTAGTGGAACAGCTATAGGCGCGGACAATAATTATTATCCTTTTTGGGTTAAATGGACAGTTCCTCCAAGAAGTAATGTTACAGATATAACATCTATTTATTTTGAGTTATCAGCAACTGAAAACTATAAAACCTGGTAGTAAAATGTCTAAGAGAATTAGTGCTCATCTTGTAATAAGATATCCAAGAAAGTCTCGCAAGCTTACAAATACAGATAGAGATATATTATCTGGTTCACAAAAGCCAAACCTTCCTAAAAAGTATAGTGGGGATACCACTCTTAATGCAATGACCGTAGAAGAGGAAAAGGATAAACTTCCTGATACTATATTTACAAGCCTTTCAGAGATAAAAGAAGGTTATACCGCAATCAAACAATATGGCGCTAACTTAATCTCTTTGTTAGCAGATAACTTAAGAGGGAAAGCTTTAGAGTTCAGGATAACTCCTTCACAAATACCAGAGTGGGAAGCATTAAATGCTACATTCAAAAATCATAAAGGACTAATTAATTACGATATGTATATCACTTTACAATCCTATAGAGCAGGATTAGTTAAGGAGCTTTCTAAAGTCACATGATACCTAGGCCAAATAGAACAGATGTTGAGGTTCAGCTTGAACAAATGGAAAAGCTCTATATGAGACTTTATCCTTTTATGATACAAGACTTTAGAAATAAGCTAGACCATGACACCTTCGTTAAAGAGATTGAAGCAGAGATGGCTCTTTGGCAAGGACAGATAAATTCTCTTATGACATCTTTTAATGCTTTAGTCGTTAATTATGGGTTACATGTACATCCTGTTGCAGGACCTAATACTCTTCCACAGGCGAATGTCTTTGCAGCTACAGCTACTCCGCTTAAGCCTATCGCTACAACACCTAGAGATGCTATAGGGATAGCTTTTATAGATGGAGCGCCACCTCCGTTTACCGCAAGAAAACCGCTTCCCTTGGGAGTAGCAATAAGTTCGATAGCTGACCAACCTTTTAATGTGGATGGTGCAGGTATGTCTATTCTTGAGGGACTTTTATGAGCCAAGATCTTCATCAGCAAATTAACTATGCTAATACTTTAATAGAGGCGTATCAAGAGTTTTTATTAGAGCTTGCGAGAGGTGATAGCTCTTCTTCAGTAAGTGCAATAATGGGACTTACAAGTCCTTCTATTGCAAAGATAGTTGTAGGAGCGGATGCAGGAGAAGCCTTTACTAAAGCTCTGACCGAAACCAAACAGACTAAAGAAGCCCATCGGCTAAAAGAAGATGGCGACTCCAAAGCTCCTGATTGGTATAATGATATTGCAAATGACTCTCATAGAAAAGACTCTTGGGATTATAAAAAGAATTTTGAAGAGTGGTCTGACCGCCAAGAACTTAAAGGCCCTGATCAAATAAAGAAAAATATTGAGAGACAAAAAGAATATGAAGGCAGAGCAGGTGCTACTGATAAAGATGTATCAAGAGCAGTATCTGATATCATTGCTGGATTAGAAGATCCCGATTGGGACGAAACATGGGAACAGATGAAGGATTGGGTAGGAGACTGTATTCCTTGTATGGATAGATTTAGTGATCTAGGGTCTCTTTTAAGAGGAGACGATCTATGGAATATGCTTGAAGCTGATCTAACTGATAGATTAAATTGGTTAGATGATATTGCAGGTCTTTTCTCTAATACAGATTTTATGGATGGTATATGTGATATCATTAGACACTTGATGATATTTAGATGTCTTCCTGATTTTGCTGCTATTCTTGCGATACTTGCTTCATTAAAAGCAATGGCATTAGACTCTTTAAAGCTTTCTATCTCAGGTGTTATGTGGGACATAATCGGCCAGCTACTTCAGCCTTTCCTTTCTGCTTTAGATAATCTTATTAGGAAAATGCTTAATACTTTATTTGCTCCTATAGAATGTATTATAGATGCTTTAATGTATCAAATGACTAAGATACCTATATACCAAGATGAGACGATAGGATTTCTACAATCAATTAGAAGTGAAACTGGCGCAGCCAAAGCAGCGACTTATAAGACATTCCGTTCAGAGAGAACGAATACTATGTCTGGTACAGAAGATGTAGATTATTATCTAGGTTCACAACAGAATGCGGATACTATAAAAGCTAATGCTAAAGCAAGACAGAAACAGTCTCTTACAGAGAGAATAGGAAGTGATTGGGGCGATTTAAATCAAGCAGCAAAAGACAAGTGGGAGAATGTAGGTGGTAAGAAGGGTGATTCAATGTTTGGCTTTTCTATGCTAGACACTATGGAAGATTACCTCTCTCTATTAACCTTCTATCTTTCGTTAGGTTGGCGCTATCTCCTTACTATAATTAAACAAATAGAACTTAGTTTAAAAGAAATACTCGAAGTAACCGGAGGTGATAATAACTTATCCTTAGGTGATAATAACTTATCCTTACATTTACTTCGTCTTGCAAGACTAATAGGATTAGTGATTCAGATAATAAGAGTCTTAAAAGATAATGAGTTATGTCCCGAACCAGAAGACAAGATTCGAGAAGTCTCTACAAATATGGCTAACATAGAAGTTTTTTACGAAGGTGACGATTTATCTTTTACTCCTGTTAATAATTTAAAAATAGATACAGTAAGACCTCCATTTTTAAATAGGATTATTACTTTTAGAGAAACAGATATACCTACTGTAACATCGGAAGATGATGAAAATAAAGGGGAAGTCTCGCAAGATTTATTCAAACGTGTTAATATAGATGTTACTGGTTGCTTCTCTGGTGTAAAAGAAGCCGATAGAAACAAACTTTTAACTTGGGTTGAAGAAGTAGAAAGAGATGGACGATGAGCTTTCTTAAAGATATACCAATAATATCCTTATCACAGTCTGTTCCAAAACCTGTGGTAGTTGATAATAAAGAATCAGATGCTAAACGAAGCTCTGGGATTGATATAGCTAGAACTAATCCTGTATCTTATTATAATAGACTTTTAAGTAGTGCCCGTTGGAATATCTTTGGTTCAGAAACTGTATACGATCTAAAAGAAATAAATAGGATAGAAGATGTTGAGTCCTATTTCATGCAAGCTATTCTAAGAAAATGGTCCTTAGCTGTAAAAGAGGGATGGAAGTTCTCAGGTAGAGATAACGATGTATTAGATTATATTAATACTCGCTTTAGAGAATTAGATAAAGCACAGGGCCGATGGGAATCAACCAAACAATTGGTTAACTTAATAATTAGAGACCTTATTAAATTCCATTCAGCATTCCTTATTAAAGTAAGGAAGGACGGAATAAATTCTGGTAAGGTCAGGACTGTAGGAACTAAGTCTTACAATCCTGTGGCTGCTCTTTTCATTGCACCACCTGAAACTATAATTCCTGAAATTAGTCAACAAACTGGAAAACATATTGGTTGGATCCAAAGAATTTCTGGCGAGCCTGATAAGAAGTTTAAGCTACACAATGTTGTAGTTTTTACTTTCAATACCAAAACTGGTCTTTTGATGGGAACGCCGGAAATAAATCCTCTTAAAGATGATATTAGAGCTTTAAGAAATATGGAAGAGAACCTTGAGCTTTTAGTTCACCAACATCTTTTTCCTATTATTCATTTTAAAGTAGGAACAGAAGGTAGACCTGCCGTTACAGATAAAGATGGTTTAAATGAAGTTAAGAGACTCAGATCTGAAATAGAAAGTATGCCACCTGAAGCTTCTCTTGTAACTTCAGATAGATATGAAGTAGAAGTACACTCTATTAAGAGTACCGCTTTAGATGCAGGTTATATATTAAAGCATTTTAAACAGAGAATTATAACTGGATTAGGTTTAAGTCCCGTAGACTTTGGAGAAGCAGATTCTTCAAATAAATCAACAAGCGAGACTTTAAATAATATTGTTATTGATAGAATTAAATTATATCAAATAGAATTCGAACTGGTTATGAATAAAGAGGTTATTGATGAGCTTCTATTAGAAAGCCCATTTCAAGACCCTTTCCATCCTAAGAAAAGAGTTTCGTTTGTCTTTAACGAAATAGATATTCCTACTCGAATAGCAAAAGAGAATGAAACGATTTTACTTTGGCATGGCGGTTTGTTAACAATTGATGAGGCAAGAAAGGATCTAGGTAGAGATCCTATAACAGACCAAGAGATGGCAAGAACATATCCTTATTTAGCAGCAGAGATTAGTCAGAAGTTTGCTGTAAAAACTCAAGTAGCTGCTGGCAATTCTGCCCAAAACCAGACCACTCCTACTAACCAACATAAAACTAAACAAGGACCGAGCGGGAAGAAAAGTTAGCGATGACTTCTAAGTCCTTGACATAGAAGAAAAAACCCTTTAGAATAGTCTTAACGTTGTTAAGCTTGCAACTGGAGATAGAAATTAATGCCGAATAAAAATAAATTTGAATCAACAGTAACTATAAGTAGCCAATCTGTTGATCATCTGTACAGTGTTTATAAAGATGCGATTAAACAGAAGAATCCTAGTTCCGTTGTAGTAGATGCAGATGCCACATTCGGTGGTTATCTAAATGGTAATATGAGTTTTTATTCTGGCCTTTCTATGAAAGGCGGTCTTTCTACTTGGATTAAACCTAATAAAAGTCCAGTTCTTATAAATCATGCTAGTTGGGAAGATCCTATCGGTAGAATCTATAAAGCTAAATTTCTTGATATAGAAGTACCTAAAGGATTAGAAGACGTTGCTAAGATTATTCTTAAAACCAAAAAGATAAAAGAATTTACTGAAGCAGCTCATAAGGCCGTTAATTATCAGCACAACCATTCAGATTTTAAGGGGTTTTGTAAGGTAGGGTTAACTTATAAAGTTACGGATCTAACTGCTATTCCTAAAATTTTAGACGAGAGATATCTTACCGTTTCCTCTAGTTTTGTAGCTTCAAGAGCCTTTTGTTCTATTTGTGGACAAAATTATGTTAAAGACGGATACTGTGACCATAAATGGGGCGCTACTTATGAAGATGAAGATACTGGGGAAGAGAGAACTTGTTTTAGAATTGCTTTTGGTGATTATAAATATGGCGAATTAAGTTATGTAAACTTTCCTTCATTCGATCATGCTGTTCAAACTTCGGTCGAAATGAATGATTCAGAAATGGTAATTAAGGATTCCACAATACATGTCCCAGACATTAGTTTATTTTGTTCTTTGGGAGATTGTGCTTGTGCAGATACTAAGACAGAGGAGGGAAACCAAGAAAAAGATAGTATTAATGAAGAGGAAGAAGACGATAGTTTTGATAAAATTTATAAGTCTCTTGAGAGTTTTGATGATAAACTTTCAGCTAAAGAATGTGAAGTTCTTATTCTGACTAATCTTCAGTTACTGAAAGATTATAAAGGAACGGGAGACAGAAAAAAAATTAGAAATTATATTTTAAGAAAGGCAAAAAAGATGGCAATTAAGGTCACTGTTAAAGACATGAAAGACATTAAGGCCCCTGAAAAGTTTGCACTTCTTCTTTCTGATAGTCTTCAGAGTTATGAAGTAATTAAGAGTTGTTTGTCGGAAGACAAATGGCTTGATTCTGAGAAACTCGAAGGTTTAAAGGACGAAGATTTTGCAGCTCCTAATCGTATGATTCCTATGGTTGATAAAGACCATAAGGATGCCATTGGGAAACTTTTGGAAGAACTTAGTGAAGACGAGGAATGTAAAGTAGACTATACCTTTGAGTTAATCAAAGATAAGGTTGATAACTTTTGTCCAGAGTGCGATGAGAAACCCAAAGATGACGCAAAGCCCACTGACAAAAAGGACATTACTATTGGTCTTCAAAAGGATAAAATCAAAGAGCTTACAGAAAAGATTAGTTCAAGAGAGAAGGAGATTAAAGACTCTATTTCTAATGAACTTTTGTTTGTCAAAGCTTTGGTTGACAAGGACAATTATGATGAAGAAGCTCTCAAAAAAGAGATGGATTCACAGGATATCAAAACAATCAAAGCAAGGGTTACGGAGAATAAGGGCTTTCTTAAAGACTTTGTTCCCGCTAAAAAGGGGAAAGAAGAAGCTGCTAAAGAAGAGCCAGTAACTAATCCTATTACTAGAACTGTTGAGCCTGAAGATGGCGAAGAAGAAAGAAAAGAATTTATTGATAACGAATACAAAACAAGATATAAACATTATGGTAAAGAAATGGCGGATGAATATCTTCGTGATATGAAACTTCGCGGTTATGTTTCTGAGAAATATAATGTCGAACCTGAAATTAAGGAGTCAAAATAATGATTAATACTGCAACTTTTAAGAATTGGCAGGGAGTCGATTATATGACTCCCGATGTCGGTTGGTCAGAAGGTATAACCCCAAATATTTCTGCTCATGTAGCTCCCTATCTTCCTTTACTTCGTAAAGAAGAAGAAGCCAAATGCTATATTACTAATAGCACTGGTAAAGTAGTTACTTTTGCTGAAGATGGTTTTATTATTCCGGCTGGTTATAGAATTGATATGGCTGCTGTTCGTGCCGCTGGCAATGTGACAGCCGCTACACATGCGTACACTGCAATTGATGTTGCGCAACAGGTAAGGAACTCAAACGGAGATCTTGCTACTTCTGGTGAAAAGGTCGTAGCTTCTATGTTTTCTCTTACGAGTGCTATTACTGGTGCAACAGGTAAATCAACAAGACCTGTGGGGACAAGAGATAATAACGTCCAGCATCCGGTTGGTATTGCGCCGTATAACTATTATAGGAATAGTTCGAATAATCTTACCCCTCCGGGTTTGGGTTCTGCTAATCCTGTACAAGTAGCTTCTAATAATAGATTGTATAATAGTTCGCCTCAGGAACATGTTGCAATTCTTTGTGACTATGTATGCCAGTATGCGATTTGTACTTCCTATGATCCTACTTTTGAAGGTATGGCAGTCTTTATAGATGCTCTTGCAGATATCCATCCTGGTGAGTTTGTTACTTATGACATCGACTCTAACCTTGCTAAGGCTAATACTTCTACAGCAAGTTTCTTTGATGTTGTGGGTCAGGCTGTAAGGGTAGATACATATTGGCCGAAGAATTATACTGAGTTTGTTAAAACTCGTTATAGTACTTCGATCTCTGGTTTACCTGCATTTAATGATTTAGATAGAATGCCTGGTACCGCTACGGAAGGTCTCCCTGCGGAAATGACTTATGCAAACACTACGGTTGGCCTTGTAGTTGTCAACCTCATTCGTTTCTAAAAGGAGTAACTTAAAATGAGAAAAAATATAACTGAGTATAAAGATTTTGAATTTATGTGGACTAATCGTGGCATTGATATGCACGAGGACCGGTGGAAACTACAGGACGCTCTTAATTTATCAAGGGCTCCTGAATTCGTTCCAAAGGTGATTAACGAAGCAGTTATTGGTCCTATCGAACCCAATCTGGTTATTACCGGACTTATGGATCATATGCCCTACGAATCTGGACAGCATATTACGATGCCCGTTATGGGTTCTTTGCAGGGAGAATGGGACGTTGGTCCTCAGGAAGAATTCCGTGAAGTGAACCTCTTCACTGCGGGTGGTGTGGCTATAAGTTCGGTAGGTAAAACTGGTGCCTCAATCAAATTTGATGAGGAAACAATGCGCTATGGTAAAGCTGGTTTTGGTATTGTTGAACATTATACTACAGAAGTTGTTAAAGCGTTAAGGCGTTATAAGGAACAGAAAGCAGTAAGAATGCTTATGACTACTGGCTTTGTCGCTTATGATAATATGATTCCCTCAGCTTCGCAATGGGGTAATACTCATGGGCGTGGATTCACTGGTGCTGGTAATGGCTCCTTCATAATGGAAGATTTGCTTCATGCTTCAATCTCTATTATGGAAAATGGTTTCAACCCTAACCTTTTAATTATGCATCCTCTTTGCTGGTTAATCTTCATTCAGGATCCTAACTTTAGGCAGTTTGCTCTTAACAGCGGTGGCGGTGTATTCTTCCAGCGTTGGAATGGCAATGCTGTAGCTCAAGATCCAGTTGCAACAGCGTTGGGTGGAAAAGGTATTTCAGCAGGAAGAACTGTCCGACCTATGGCAGCTCCTAATGGTACCGCAAGTGATCCCAAAGCAACTGCTATAAATAGAACTGCTACTCCGATAATTCCTAGTTATTTTGGTGGTGGCCCTATTGATATTATAGTAAGTCCCTTTATGCCTTATGACGAGACCCGTAATGTTACGAGTATTGTTCTGGCCGATAGGGAACAACTGGGTTACTACTTCCTTGATGAAGAACTCGGTGCTGTGCGAATTGAAGAACCTTTAAGAGATATGTTCAAAATTAGACTGAAAGAGCGTTATAGTTTTGGAATTAAAAACGAAGGTTTTGGTATCTCTCATATCAGAAATATTAAGGTTGAACCTAATCAGATCGTACTTCCTGCTCAGGCTACTATTCCCGTGAGTGGTAGTTTAAGCGAGATTAGTACATCCGTTCCGGTTGTTACCTAAAACAAGAAATAAATACTTGGCTAGGGGGATCTCCCCCTAGCCATTTTAGTTGTAGTTTTTAAAGGAAAAAGGAAAGAGGTAAGGAAAATGACAGAAGAAAAGAAACCAATCGAAGAGGCTATTGATTATCAAGAAGAGTTATTAAAGTATTCTAAGAAGAAAGGTCAGCTTGACCTTTATCTTGGAATTGATACTTTTTTCTTCTCTCTTGAAGGCTCAGATCCTAACACAGATTCGATTTTGAAGTTAAGTCAGGAAACATCTGGGCCCGTTATTATTAAAGTTAAAGAACTGAGTGATAGTAATAAACAGATTCTTTATAAAGCTATCCAGCTTGGTCAGATTATTTTGACCAAACCAAAAGAAGACCAGAAGCTTAATTTTGATTCTATCGATGTAGAAATAGAGAGAGGGCTTCCTATGTTTAAGAAAAGAATTTCTCAGCTTGTAGAAAGAGGCCAATTTAAAGATCTTGATAAAGCTGCAAAAGATTATTTTATTAGAAATAAATCTCAAAGGAATTTTCAGGTAGATGTAATACTTAAAAGTGGTCTTACTAAATCTACCCAAATTGAGAATTGTCCTGAAGCTCTTTTAATAGAACGACAAAAGATTGTTCAGGGTCTTGAACTTTTAAGGTTTAGAGTAGAAAAAAAGTAAGGTGTTATGGCTTTTACAGTAACTAAAGTAATTCCCGAAGATGATGACAAGGGTATAGCTTTACTACAAACTATTTCTGCTGAATTTACCGAAGCGGTTGACATTGATTCGGTCACTAACGGCCACTTTCTTGTAGCTACTACAGCTAAGAACTTGGTCGCTAGTGGCTCTGATTTTCATTATCTTACAAGAAGTGCAGATTTAAACGATGATATTTTATCTTCACCCGAATTTAAAGGTATCCTTAATGGTAACTTTAGTTTTAGTGAGGATTTAAAGACTGTAAGGTTCGATCCTTCTGAACCTATGGAACCGAATACTTTACATTCGGTTATGTTAAGCAAGGACATTTTAACTAGAACAATTGGTCCTATTGTTACTGGACAGTATGGCCATGACAATCTAGGCACAGGTTATATTGCTTTGAAGGGGCCTTATGAAGGCTCTCAGGAAGATACTCTTTGGATTGAGATTGTTACCCCCGGAGCTTTAAGAGTAGCTACATTTAGATACTGGTACGCCTCTGATCCTTCCTTTGGTTCGGAACCTATTACTTTAGACAATGAAATTGCTATAGAAGATAATATAACAATTCTTTTCGCTGAAGGCGACTATAAAACAGATGATGCTTTTAGTGCTTGGTTAAAACCTGGTATAGGTCTTGATGAACTTTATATGTGGACCTTTGCTACAGGAAGCGGCTCTTTGGTTGCTCCTCCTGAGACTGATAAATCGAGATCACTAATAGGAGTTACATTAACTGAAGCTCAACTTTCTGGATCTCAAACGACATCAGCTTTCGAATTACTTTCAGCAAATCCTTCTGATTCGGCTGTTGATGTAGATCCTGATACTCGAACATTTATTATGACCTTCAATAAAGAGATTGACCCAACGACCGTTTCGTTAGATAATATAAGTGTTATGGCAAAGCCGATACAAAGTTTGGGTATAAGAGATAAGACAAAATATCCTCAAGTTATCACAGCTTCAGCGTCGGGTAGTAATTTAATAATTAGAATCACAGGATAAATAATGAAAGTATATAATCCCAAGATCGACGAAACTCTGTACAGTCACAATGTAATTGAAACCTTTGATGTCGCTGATACAGTTATTACTTTTACAGATGTTCACGAAGAGCTTATAGATGGCGCAATTCTCCAACGAACATGGAGCTATAATGTAGCCAATATATTAGTTAGTATTAGTGAGTGGGTTTTTAGTAATCCTCCTGCTCCTACAGCGGTAACTCCGGCTTCTTTTCAGATTACAGAAGCTACTGCTTTTGAGATAGCTGGTACTAACTTTGGTACTGATACTGATAATATTCAGGTCATCTTTCATATTACGACTCCTTCTGGTAATTGGTCAGGGAGATCGTTTAATATCCAAGCTGCTATTACTAGCTGCGCTGATAATTTGATACAAGGTATTCTAACCTTAAATGATATACCGGATAAACCTGTAATGGCAGGAGCTACTACTACTGTTTCTGTCTTTAGAGTAGATATGATGGTCGAATCTAGCGAGTTGGATGCAGCAGTTACAGCAAGACCAGGGAGCGTTTTTTAGTGGCACTAGATCAGAATCAAGATGTTACTATATCTATTTCCGGTTTGCTCTCTGCAACTGGCGATAGCATGTCACCAACTACTGTCGAGTTTATGACAGAGCTTGAGCCTTATTATTCTACTGTAGAAAGAATTCGTATTGAGATAGGTCCTTACATTACCGATATTACAGATAATGAAATTGCTAGAATTATTTATAATTATTCTTATAGAGCCGACAGACTAAACTTTCTTTCTGAAGAAATAACTGATACATTTTATCGTTGGCTTGTTCTTGAATATGTTGTTTGTGGAGTTATATATACTCTATTAGGTATAGTAGTTCCTATGAAGGATCCTTCGCGCTCTCACCAAAAACTATTGGCAGATATGCAGGTTACACTTGGTAAGGCTACACTAACAGTTGCTGACTTAGCTAACAAAGCTAAGGATTGCGTCGAGACATTAGAGCAACAAATTAAGAATGGTGGCTACGAAGATCTCTTCCCTGAATATGCTGTTAAGGGAGAGAATGATATTAATAGACCAAGGTTTGGTAGGAGATGGGATCCTACAGTCGCTCCTGGAACATTACCCGTTGGGAACTTTACGGAAATAATCTTTAGACGAGCTTATAAGACATCTGATCCTACTAACGCAGTGGATAAGTGAGATGTCGAACTTTTATAACACAATAAATAATGTTACTGAAATCAGCATGAGAGATATGCTGCATGGTATTCTCTATGGTTCTTCTATAGATATCCGTAAGGGCCAAACTGTAGTCTTTAGAAGAATGCGGAGAAAAGAAGGGGTTGTTTATCCTTCTAGTGAACAAGACCTAGTCCTCTCTCCTGCTATTAATCCAGAGACTCAAGTAGCTGATACTGTATATCCTAATCAATGGTCTGATTCAGAAAGATATATGTTTGATGATTATTTAGTTACAACTTATAGAACTAATCTTTTTAGTATCTTAGATAGAGAGAAAACATTAGAAGTAGGTTTACTACAAGATACAACCTCTGTATTCTTTTTTGAACATTGGTTAATGCCAACAAGATATGACATTATTCTATTGCCCATTTTTGATAAGGATGGTGTAATAGAAAATCCTGTTAGGATTAAAGAACGTTATGATATTAGTATGACAGAACCTCTCCGTGCTGATACAGGTAGAATAGAATTCTGGAGATGTATTACTAATAAGAATCTCTCTTCAATGATAGAGATAACCCCGGAGTCAACATGAGCGGCGAAATCCTTACTAGCCAAGTCGTAGGTTATCCTATTCTAAATCTTGATGCTGCTGTTCCTGGAATAGATTATGCTGGGAAGAGATATGTAGATGTAGCTGGGTGGTCAGAAATCCTCCGTAATATTATAGAGACGGCAGAAGAAGAGGACGGACTAGATAAGAAGGTTCTTTATACTTCTGAATACGGTGGAATGTTAGATCTCTCTTCTGAAGATTTTACCTCTAGGGGTTATAATAAATCTAATACTGTAACTTGGAATCATTATAAAAGATTACCTGGTTTGATGGCTAAAGGTCCTCCTAATTCTACAGCACCTAGAGCAATAAGACCTATTCAAGAAGATCTAATAGCCTCTACTGATGTTCCTGGATATATGGATACAATTCTAATACATCCTTTTGATAATTGGCTTACAGTCATTGGATGGAGCACTAATGTTCTTGAAGCCCAGCGATTAGCAAGATGGTTAGAAAGCTTACTAGTTCGCTATACCTTCTATTTTAAGGGTAGCGGAATTGTAGATATGTGGTATAATGGACAAGGAGACATACGAAAGAGAGAGAAGCCACAGATATTGTTAGGCTATCCTTTAGATATATGGATTCGAACTTACACAGTTTATACTGTTAGACAAAAGACAATTGAAAGATTGAATATTAATTTAGAAATTGCTCAAGGAGAATAATTATGGCTATAAGCATGAACATAAATAACCTTCCTCGTGTAGAAGCAAACTTACTGGATGGAAATTTAGGTGTTACATCACCAAATTTAGGTCCTGCTGTTTTAGTTATTGGAACTGGAACTTCAGGTAGATCGGAGTATATAACTCCTATCGGTAAGTTGGAAGAGGGAGCTATTTATTTTGGTACTGGATCTCTTTCTCAGGGGATTACAGAAGCAAGAAACGCAGGTGCAAAAAACTTGTATGGTTATCGTATTGGAGCAACCGCTGCAAGTGTTGCGAATATCGGTAACTCGTTAAAGACAGCAGATAAGGGTGTAACCGTTACAACTGCTTTAAAAGACAATACTATTGGTGATGATTATTATCTCTCTTGGGATGATACTGCTGGTAGATTGAGAGCATGGGATTCGAACGGAACCTTAATCTATGATAACAATCCCACAGGTCTTGCCGTTGATAATGGCGAGCTTTATGTCGAAGGTGATGTTGACGGTGTTACCGGATCTTCTTTTGGTACCTCTACTGTTGGTATTAAGATGTCATTACTTGACGAGACCGTCTCAGGTGGCGTTACAGGCATTGTTTATACTGCTGGTACAGATGGTTCAACACTTACTTTAAGAGCGCTCTATGAATTCCTAAACGAAGCCTATAGAGCATTGGTAGATGTGGACCTCGATATAGTAGTTCCGATGGGAGCTTTCTTAGATGATGAAAATATTGCTGATGATGCAACCTTAGCTGGTACTAGTGAAGATTTCTTAGGTTGGTGTAAAATAACAATCGTAGATGGTGAGTACGTTTATACTTGGAGCTCTCTTGCTGCAAAGCCTGATGACCACCATGAAGTAAACTTTGCTCATCAATTAGCAGGTTTCTGTTATTATGCAACTAAGAACTTTAATTCCTGTCGTGGTATTATAGGAGCGAATGCTCCTGATAGTTCTTCGCCTGGTGGTGTATATCGTTGGGTTGGAACTGCTCCTACGAAGGATGTCAATACGGATGTCATTACAGTTAATGGTACCGGTCTATTGGGTAATAAGTTCACCGCAGGAACGACCGCAAGAGACCCTGGTTTCTTCGCAACTTCAAGTGGCTTCTTGGATGGCACTGTTGTAACTGACGCTGGAGAACATAATATAGATATCGGGAAGTATATAGACATTACTCCTGGTTGGCATACTTTCTCCAATACTTATTCTACGACTTCTTATATTGCGAATGCAGCGGCTATGTACGGTGGTGCAACATCAAGAATAGCTGCAAATCATGGTACTTATAATATTCGTTTAAGTAATGGTGTTGTAGACTGGTATAAGCTTCGTATTGAGCAAATGGATGATCTTGCTGGATGTAGCTATACTCCTACGACTTATGATAGATTGCTTGGTCTGATAGCAAAGGATGCTCCTTCAGCAGCTTTGTCAACTTCAGACTATGCCTTAACTTCTACGGTTCGTATAGCAATAGACTTTGTTAATTCAGCTAGGACTGTTGCTTCTCCGTTTATTGGATTGCCGTCTTCGACAATACAGAGATCTGCTTTAAAGGGTCAACTTGAAGAGATGATTGGTGATAAGATTACGGCGGAGTATATCAATTCTGGTATTATTGCTGTTAACCGAACCGCTTCTTTTACTATATTGGGTGAGTATGATCTTGATTTTCAGATTGTACCTGCATTCCTCTTCCGTAAATTAAATATAAACCTCGGACTCGTCCGTGATAACGGTTTATAAGATAAAAGGAGATTAAAATGGGTACAACGACTTATAAAGAATATTCCACTTTCTCTGGATGTGATGTTAAAGCCGTGTTCCATAACCAGGTGGTTGGGAACTTACAGGCTATTTCGTATTCATGTCAAAGAGAAATCGCGCCTATCTATACGATGGGTAGTGAGAATATGAGAGCGGTAGCAAAGGGTAAGCGTGGTATTGCTGGTGCAATCATCGCTATCACCTTTGATATTAATGGTCTTTTAAGACTTGCCGCAAATGGTACAAAAGAAGAGTGGGGTCATTATAAATGGAATGATGTCCCTAACCCCGTAGACGCTAATGGCGGCTATGGTAAGAGTACAGGGAATGCCCCTGCGGCAAACTTTAATGTAGAAACAGGAATGTCTTCTGCTGAAGGATTAGTAAGAACAGTTAATGATCCTAATGATGTTCTTGATGAAGTTACTTTGAGATATCCTCAGTATGTAGATCAGCTTCCTCCGTTTACTATTATGTTGGCGGCAGTTAATGAAGTTGGTTCAAAAGCTAAGATGCACATCTATGGTGTTCATTTGATGAATGAAGCTTCAGGTACAAGCATTGACGATACTACAACTGAGATTCAAACGACATATTTAGCTACAGGTATCTATCCATGGACTCCGATATCTAGCGATGTAATTAGAGGTGTTTCTCCATAATAACTGTTTCCGGTCCTCCTTCCTCCCCGGTGTAGTGGAGTTGTCTCTGTTACACCGGGAGGAGATTTTAAATGTCCGCAGTAATTGAAGCAACCAGCAATGATACACGATATGACAGAGGGCTTTATACTCTTAAGTCTTTTAGTGGTACTGATATCAAAGCTTATGTTAGCATCTCTCCATGGCGACATGATATTCAACATAGCGGCGAAGATACCCTCTTTGAATTAGGAAATATACATACACTTACATATTCTTCTTATAGAGAGAAAAGTCCTGTTAGAACTTTAGCTAGGATTGGACCTAAACAGTTTGTTAGTGGTCCTAGAACAATAGCTGGTTCTCTTATCTTTACTGTCTTTAATAAAGATCCTCTTTTAGATCTAATGTGGACAATGCGTAAGAAAGATTTAGATGTTAGTAAAACAGCGTCTAATGCTATTAACTATGCTAACCCAGATCAGTTACCTCCATTTGAAATCCTTTTAAGAGGATTGACAGAGGGCGGCTATGAAGCTTATATGACACTTTATGGAATAGAGTTAGTTTCAGAAGGTCATGTTATCTCAGTGGATGATATATATACAGAGAAACAGTATCAGTTTGTAGCAAGAGATAAGAGTCCTATTATACCAATAGAGTTTGGGACTGTTGATATGGGAAACGGAACTATAATAAGAACAGGTGAGGAGTCTAAGATTACTACTCAAAAAGGTTATACCTTTAATGATTTAATGTATGGTCCTATAGCGCAGAAGCTTATAACTAGATCAAGGGATATATTTTATTAATGGGTGATTTTACAAATAGAAGCGAGAGTGCTAGTATTGATTACGAGATCCCTTTACCTCCTGTAGATGGTTTAGATACTGGTCCTCCTCGAACTGGAGGAGGACGTATATATGATCCAGCGCATACTCCTGTAACGCCCGGTAAAACTACTACTGATGAAGAAAGAAACCCAGCGCGGAGAGATAATAATCCTCCTCCAGTTACTTCAGATGCAAAAAAGTATTATTATGAAACAGATTATTTTAATGGTAGTGTAGTTTCAGTTTATTTTGGAGATGTCTTTGTTGACGATATCAGTTTTATAACCTTTAGTGCTACTACTCCTAAGATACCTGTTTTTCCATATAATAAAGATATTCCTTCCGCGCTCTTGAACGGCAATTCTTTTGTACAAGGTTCCTTTGGTATTAACTTTAAAGAGTCAGCTTACCTATATGTAATTCTACAGAGATTTATGGAACAAAAGAAAAAGATACAAAGTGTCGCGCCTTATAATGCTGAGAAAGAGAAGGAGCTGCAAAAGGCTTATACTAAATATTTACATACTATAAAGAATTATAATAAATCTTTTTATACTAAATATTTACATACTATAAAGAATTGTAATAAATCTTTTGATTCTCTTGACCCTATATCTAGGGAAGAATATATTAATAATGCTTTAACTGAACTAAGTAAATTCAATGACGGTAAGATAAGCAGAGAAACTATAGAGAAGATGAAGAATACTAAAGGCTCCGCCGCTTCCTTTGATTATAATAAAGAAAATACTTTAGAGAGTGATATAGCAATGGGAATGCTAATGGGGTTAGAGAACGACCTTCAGTTCGAAAGTTTAGCAGAAGCTTTTGAAACTAAGATCTGGGCATCAGCAGATGATAAAGATTTTGGTAGAGTAGACAAGTTACCTGCCTTTGATATCTTTATTGTTTATGGCGATTTTGATAACCAACTAGCTAACCATACTGTTCGTAAGATTAGACATGCAAAGCTTACTGGTGTTCAACAGCAAGTTAATGTTTCCGGCGAACCTATCCAAGAGCTATATACCTTTATGGCTTTTGATTATCGTTAGATTGTTACAGTTAAAAATAGTTTAAAAAGATATGTATTGACAAGAAAATGCTAAAATGTTAGAGTATTTTTAGTGGATTTTAGATTGAAATATTTAAGGAGGATTAATGGAGAAGCAAGAATTTAAAGGTATCGTATACTTCAATGGAGAACCAGCTCCAATACATTCATTTCTCTGGCGACCGTCAGAGGAGCCAGCTAGAGGACCAAAAGAATATGTAACGATCTGTGAGTATGATCCTTCTATCTTTGATAAATATCCTGGAGATGTAAAGGAGATAGCAGTTTCTTTTGGAAGTCAGGATCTTGTATTCTTTGTTAAGGAATATGCTCCACTTAGTGGTCATGTAGGTCTTGGGCCGAACAAT